ACACCGATACTCTTACTAACAACATGGACACACGTTCAGGAGGTAGAAAAGGACAATTGCCTTTAGTATTAGTTTCTGCAACAGGATTAGACAATACGGTTTTATCTGATATTGTTGACCAATTGACTAAAACTGAGTTTGTTGCAATCTTAGAAATGAAAAATGGTGATTTTTTCGCTATTGGTTCACAATTTGGATGCATGGTTTCTACTGCCGTAGATACTACAGGAGGACAGGACGGGGATTTGAACGGTGTAACTATCACAATAGACACAGACGAAGCAGATTCTTTCCGTAAATTCTGGCTTACTGCTCCTGCTGTAGCGCAAGTGTTAGGCTCTACAATGGCATATTAATGCGTGCTTTAGATTATAAATAAAAGGGCGTATCATTGCGCCCTTTTTTAATAAAAATACAAATGAAAGTAGTTACTGAAGCTATTCCTGTCATAAAATTAGTTCCTAGATTTTACCCAGAGATCACAGATGATTTAATTTTCACTTTAGATGATGGATTAATGATTTCTATGACTTGGGAAATAGTAAAAAACACGATAGTCGTTACCATTGAAGAAACTACTGGATTCGTACAGGGAACTACCTATTCATTTAAATTAACAAGAAATTCCGAAATCGTTTATAAAGGGAAATTGATTTTCGTTGCAAATGATACCGATATACAAGACTACACTAACCAATCGCAAAACACAAAAAGATGGAAGTAGGTAATATAGAAAATGTTTACTCATTTAGTGAGGAAGTTGTAAAAATGTCAGCATGGCAACCTATCGACATAAACCCATTAATGACCCAAAACGGGGTAAATGCTGTTACTAACGGATTTAATAACTCGAACTACAAAACACTCCGTGACGCTTACGACGATAGTCCGACAAACCAAAGTATTATAAGTTCTTTTGTAAACTTCATGTATGCTGATGGTATTGTAAATGTTGGTTCTGATTTAGATATTTCAAAATATATCAGTCCAGACGATCAAGAGCTTATTTGTTTGGACACAAAAATGATGGGAGGCTATGCGTTACAGGCTATTTGGAATGATAGTGAAAAAGACAGAAAGCTATTGAAATTTGAATATATTCCTATTGAAAATTTTGCTGTTGAATTGGATTGCAGAACAGTACATCCAAAAGTCGTTGGTTATTGGTATTCATGGGATTGGGCACAATCTGGGACTTACACACCAGTGTCTTGTAAAAAATTCGACGGCACATATCAGGGAGGTGTAGAAATTGTTATTGTGCAAAGAATTACAAAAAACAAATTCTTTCCTTTACCTGATTACTTCAGCTGTATTAATTACTGTATCGCTGAAGGATTCCTAGGCCAAAACACAAAAACACATTTCCAGTTTGAAAATAAAATTACAACAGTAATAAATTTCAACGGAGGAAAACAAGGAGCCGCTTCTGAAGATGTGAAAAAGAAAAAAGCTGAAGCGATAAAGAAAGACTATACAGGAGGTTCTCCAAAGCATCATGTAGTCGTATCTTATAACTCCGACGCTTTAGACGCAACAACGATAGATCAGGTAGAGACGCCTAATTTAAATCAACAAAATGTATTTTTCGCTGAAGAGTGTGAAAGAAAAATTATAGTCGGTCATTCAGTGCCTAAAATCCTTTATTCTGGATCAAGTGATTCTAGTGGATTTTCTAGCAATGCAGACGAAAGAATAGTAGCTACCAAAGATTTATACAGACGAAATATAAACCCGCTTCGAAAAGTTGTTTTAGATGGTTTGACAAAATTATTTAAACTAATTGATCCAGCGGTTAAACTGGAATTTGTAGACTTTGAGGAATTCAGAGAAAAACAAGTAGAAGATGAAGGCGGGGTAATTGTAGACGAAAGCGCAGAGGCAATAAAAGCTAAATCACAGGCAGAATTAAGCGGAACTGTAGGAGGCGCAACACTTGTATTGGATATTCAGAAATCATTCCTTGACGGAACTACATCAAAAGCCAGTGCGATAGCTATTTTTAAACAGTTTTACGGAAAAACTACAGAAGAAGCTATAGAGCTTTTAGGGAATCCAGAAGAAGCAAAACCAGAAACACCTAAAACAGTATGATACAATTATTTATAACACCTGAAAACGTAAAAGAATTAACCACTATAAATGGAGATACTGACAATGATTTAATATTACCACGTATAGAGGATGCGCAGACAATTGATATTGAAAGAGTTTTGGGAGTGGCTTTGTACGATAAAATATATAATGATCTTGACAACGATACAGCATTGACTGATGAGTATTTGAAAATTTTTGATAAATACATTTTAAAAATGTGCGTTTATTTCACTGCTCATTATTTTATATTGCTGAACGAAACCAAAGTAAGCAATACAGGGAATAACATCTTAACTTCTGACCGTTGGCAACCTTCGCAAAAAACAGTTCAGCTATCCGAAGAATATAGATCTATGGCTATATCTGTGGAAAGCAATTTCAGAAAGTACATGGAAAATTCAACGCTTCCAGAATGGGGTAATTGCAAAAAAAGTGAAGAAGAAACTAATTTTAATGACTTCTATTAATGGCACAGCAACATATAAATTACGGGTCTGCTCCTAACGATGGTACTGGCGATACGCTCAGAGCTTCACAGATAAAAGCTGAAAGCAATTTCAATGAACTTTACTCGAATAAGGTTGATAAAGTTGTCGGTAAAGGGTTGAGTGATACTAATTTTACACAGATAGAGAAAGACAAGCTGGCAGGACTTGCAGAAGATGGACAAGTGCAGGCTGATTGGGATCAAGGAGATTCTGGAGAAGTTGATTTCATAAAAAACAAGCCAGAAAATACAAGTGATTTCTTCAATGACGGTGACGGAATACAGGCTTTTGTGACTGACGCAGATTCAGCAGAGCCACAAGTTAGAATTGCTGGGTATTGGACTCCGTTAAGCGGTGTGCAGCTACAGCCTTACTTCTTCCCTATACTCGCAAGTCCTAACCAAAATTTTGCAATACCAGCAGGAAAAATAGCTGTATTTGGATTTATAAATCAAGCAATACAATTACCAGCAGATGCTTCTAATGTTACTAAAAATTATACTTTTACACAAACTGGAAATGTTGTAACTTTGAAAACCGTAACTATTGCGGGTAACTTAATAACTCTTTTTATACAATGAAAAAACTAATATTCCTATTACTTGCATTCGTAACATTTACGATGCATAGCCAGACAGCTAACGGATCTGAAACCCCTGTAGAGGGATTGTTAATAACAAACCCACAAACAGTGACAACGTCCGATAATATTACTACCATGAGTAATACTGGAGTTCTAGGCAAGATAAATGGCGAAAATATATCATTAGATGTTATTCCTCCAGTAACTCATTTCACTCCTGTAACGAATAATATTAAAGGGTATTTTCAAGGCGTTGATGATGCTTTAGGGAACATTGTATCTACAACAGCTGGAATTACTACACGACTCTGGTTCACCGCGGATCAGACTACAATTACAGCAGGAACTTTTTATAGAACTAATTTTGTAAATAAAGGAGCTACAGCAAGTGCCTTACCTGTACCTAGCGTTATTAATAACGATAACGAAAAGAAATACTTCACACAAGACTTAATAGGAGACGCTTATGTCTCTAATACTACTTTCCCTAAAGGAGTTTACGCAGGAAACTTATCTGTAAGTACTACTCCAAATAGCGCACAACAACGATTTACGGTTGAGGTGTATAGATGCAATAACGCAGGAACTCCAATAGCGTCTGGAATATCTGGAGCAATTGTAGGTGATTTAGGCGTAACTGTAATAACTACACTAGACAGCGGAGTCTTGACATTAGCAGACGGAAGTGTTACAAATGTACCCGTTAGTGCATCAATAGAATTTCCGTTCACAATAAATATAGGAGAAAGAGTTCGTTATCATATATCGGCTGAAAAAGTAGGCACAACAGGGGCAAGTATAACTGAAAGTCTATATCTTGGTAATTCTTATAACTCATATATAGACGTTCCTGTGCCGTTGAACACTACTGCTGTTCAGAATCTTTCAAATGTTGCAGGGACTACGACTACAGATGCTTTAAATGCTTTAAATTCAAAATCGACACATACAACACCAGAAGAATTTGGCGCAGCAGCAGACGGTATTGCTGATGATAAAACACCCATTCAAAACGCTATAAATTCGGGTAAAATGGTATTATTTAATGGTAATTATTATACCTCTGGGACAATTACTATATCTAATAAAACTACTATAATTGGCAATGGAAAGATAAGTACTACGTCTAATCTACCTATTTTTGACATAAAAGCAAATGATATAGTTGTAGATGGTATTAGACTTGAAGGTAACGGCAGAGGATCAGTAACTAATTACATTACTACAAGACCTTTTCAAATAGGTATAAACCTTGAAGGTGTTGTGGATATAACCGTTTATAAAAATGTAAGGATTTCAAATGTGTCTTTTTTCAATTTAGGAGGAGCAGGAATAAAAATAGCCTCTAACAAAAACGTAAATAATGAAGGTAATACAATTATTTCTAATTGCTACGCTGATTCGTGCTATATAGGATATTTTTTAGCCGAAAGGGGAGAGTATAATTCATTTTCAAATATTAAAGCTTATGGGGGGGAGTATGGTGTGTATGATATAGGTGGAAATAATCCTTTTTCTAATTCTACTTTTGAGAGAAATAGAACTGGAATGTATTACACGACAGGAGCGAATCCTGGCCACTCTACAATTTCCGGAGGTAGTATTAATCACAATATAGACAAAGGCGTAGATGTAGTGAGTCTTGGGGACGGACAATTATTTAACGGAGTTCAGATATTGAACAACGATATATACATAAGTGGATCGGGCAATAACCAGTTTTTAAATTGTAATATTAGTTCTATAAATATATCTATAACTACAAGTACAAACACAAACTTTAAAAATTGCAAATTTACTATGACTCCGAGTGTTTTTACTGGTATTTCTAGTTGCCTATTCTCTTCTACTGAGTGGTCAGGATCTCCGCCTGTTGGATTCACAGACACAAATGAGCAACCGTTAAATGTTGTTAAAAAATTAAGTGTAAACACTGGATTTACAGCGACTTTGAGTATTCCAAGTCAATTTAATGGGTCTTTCGATTTCGGGAACGGAAGTAGTAGTCTTGGGATCCCTACATTAGTTGGTAAGTCCAATGACTCCACAGGACTTACATTTATATCAGCCGCTAATGACAGTAATGCTAGTTCAGATATGATTTTTAACGTAAGAGAGAACGATAACACTGATTTTTCTACATTAACAACTGTAGCTTTTAGATTTTCAAGGTTTGGGACTAATTTATTAGATATTTATAGAAATGGGAATGCCGCATTTACCGGAAACGTAATAACTATACCTGCGACAACTGCAAACCACGCTGTAACTTTAGGGCAGTTAGGCGTTTTGCCTAAGAAGTACACCGCTTTAATATCGCAAACAGGAACTTCTGCACCTGTTGTTACAGTCTTGGAGAACACATTAGGAAGTACTGTTTCTCATAATAGAACAGCTCCTGGGGTATTTTCTTGTGGTTTTACAAACGCGTTTGTATCAGGCAAAACCACGGCTACACTTAGTATAGGATCTAATATTGGAGGCACAGAGATATTGCACAACAGGGCGTATTTCACAAACGTAAATACCGTTACATACGGTTCTTATGATAGCGGGACACCAACAGATTCAAGACTTAATAGTGCGGTACTAGAAATAAGAGTTTACCCATAATTAACAATTAAACACAAATAAATATGAAAACAAGTAATTTTTTAAGTTTAGATTTTAAGGATATTTTAAAAGGACTATTGATGTCTATTTTAACTCCTGCAATAGTAATAATTCAACAATCATTAGAATCTGGAGTATTTACTTTAGATTGGAAAAGTATTGGATTAGCAGCTATTGCTGGTGGAGTAGCTTATTTGGTTAAAAACTTTTTTACAGAACAAAAAGAGATAAAATCTTTATCTGATATCGGATTGCCAAAACCAAGAGATCCAAGACCATAATGAAGTTTTTGCACAAATCAATTAGCAACTTACCTATAATCATAGTAATTCAATGGTTGATTTGTGCATTATTTTTTACTAAATCTGAGTTTTATTATGACAATTTTAAATTATTAGATAAAATAGACACTTTCGTAGTTTATTTTTCTTTAATGCATTTTATGTTTTTTATAAAAAAATACTCTACTGATAAAAAGATTTTTGCTTCTGCAATATTTCTTAGTATAATACTTAGATTTGTAATAGGATTTTTAAATGAGGAAGTATATTACTTTTTATATTACTCTATAGTACTAATGCCTCTAATCATTTGCGCATGGAGAGCGAAAAAATACTAAATGATGCTAGGTTCGAAAGAATGGAACATCATTTAAAATTACTTAAAGATAGTAACAGTACAATATCTACAGACATGGGGCTTATAAAGACGGCTATAGTAGGAAGTGAATATACGGGTGGTATAGGAGTGATTCATAGGATTAAAGACATTTCTGATAGAATGGAAAAGACAGAAGATGAAATAGCTTTACTAAAAGAAAATCTAACATTCAGTAAAAACATAATAAAAACAATTGTAGGTATTATTTCTGCTTATATTGTTTATTTGCTTACAAAATAAAAAATAAATTATGAAATTAAGTAGCAACGGATATAAAGAACTACACCAAAGAGAAGGATTTCGATTAAAGCCTTATTTAGACACTAAAGGAGTGCCAACTATAGCAATGGGTAATACTTACTATTTAGATGGCAGAAAAGTAACGATGTGGGACAGAAAATTAACTATTGAAGAAGCTGGTAATTTAGCAAGTGCTACGGCTGACAAATTCGCTTTTCAAGTAGATTCGCTGTTAAAATCAAAAGTAAACCAAAATCAATTTAATGCTTTGGTTTCTTTGGCTTATAATATTGGGATAACTGGATTTAGAAATAGTACTGTATTGCGAAAAGTAAACATTAATCCTAACGACCTAAAAATAAAAGACGCATTTCTTATGTGGACTAAAAACCCAGAATTAAAAGGACGTAGAGATTCAGAAATTAAACAATATTTTACATTATGAAAAATCAAAAATTACCAATAGACGAAATTATAAGCGTAGGAGGTGCATTAATATCAGATTCAGAACCAAAAACACGTGTTGGGCGTTGGCTTAGATGGATAAAAAAAATTATTTCTGTAAAAGATAGTTTAAATATCAAGGTTAAGAAGTAGTTTGGCACGGTATTTGAAATATAATTAATATAACTTTAAAAAACAATATCATGAAAATTTACAACTGGATTTCTTGGAAATTATTTGGAGGCAAAAAATTAACTCCGTCAGAATTTTAAATAAATAACCCGCAAAATGCGGGTTTATTTTTGGAATAAAAAATCCCGCTACAAATCAATGAGCGGGATTTTTCATACTAACCAAAAAAAACTTATCCTGACAAAGATATTAAAATTCTTCGTTACTTATTACTGTTGGATCAAAAACTTTTATTTCATTTACGTTTTTTGGCAACCACTGAGCATTCTTTTTTATTTGCTCCACATATTTATCACGTAATTTTACAGCAATCAAAATTCTTTCTTCAATCAAAGCTATCGTTTCTTCGCAACGAGGGACTAAAATTTCATGCCAGTATTCTTCGCCATCTTGGATGTAGTAAGGAAAATAATAACACTGTGTAGCTCCAGTATCTTTCATTTGTTTTTGCATTTGAAAGAAATACTTTTTTTCAATTTCTCCAGTCAGTACTATTCTAAAGAAAGTTGTTTTGTTCGGGCATTTGAATTCAGCAACTGAATTATTGCTTACTAATGCGTCTGGACTAGACCCGCTTACATCATCATTTGATATAAATTCAGCTTCTGTAACTTCTAAAAATTCTGTAGCCTTTAACGACCTGAATTTTTCAAAAGCCAATGGCTCTAACTCCTTGCCTTTCTCGACAGCTTCAGACAAATAAGAATCTTCATCAGGATTGACAAAAAAATCTATAGCCTTTTCAAGCGCATAAGTTTTTAATCCTTCAGGAATATCCCAAGTAGTAGTTTTTCTGGATTTCGGAAAATCTATTTTGTGCTGCGCTAATTCTTCTTCGGTCATTTTTCTGGAACCGCCAGCACATAGATTGACGATTTTTGACGCAGTGAATTTTTTCGCACGCTGTTTGTGCCATTCTGGGCTACGCTGTTGTATTTGCTCTGACATATTGAATAAATTTCTGTTCCATCCCTGGAGTTACTGAATAATGTTTTTTTATTGTTTCAATCGTTGCTTTTGCCTTGTGTGCTGGCTCAAAGTTTGCTTCTTGAAAGACAGGTAATATTTTTGTAATTACTGGCTGTAATGGCTTAATTCTGATACCGTCAACAATGTCGCTACCAAACTTAACATTATGGTCAATATAAAGCTCTAATAGCAAGCCTGACCAGTATTCAATAACGTTTTTATCCTCTGGTGCAATACCGTTCTTAACAGCAAAAACAGCGATCTGTTTTTTGTTTTTAGTGTTTAGCTTGAAATACTTTTCAACGCCTTCAAGCTTACAAAATTCGCCTTCGGTATTTACACCGTTGACCATTTGAAATTCACGCCTTACTTCTATGATTCTAAAAATCATTGATCTTCCTTCTGTTTGCATGATTTCCAGATCTGCGCTGGCTAAATGCGTGGACTTTCTAAATTTTCTCCAGTCCGTTCTTGTTTGTTCCATTTTTGATAAGTATTAAAGTTTAAATATTCCCATTTTGTATAATTCCCAAACTATGTCTGCTTCGTGCCAAGCATCCGAAGCACCTCGGTGATCTTCAATATAACCAACATCACCAAAAAAATGTTTATGAGCTTCTTCTACGTTTGGCCATTTATAACCCCCTTTTGGACTTGGAATTTTGCAAACGTCGGTCATTAGCTTCATTGGACACGGCAATTCTTTGTTCAAAATAACACCACGGCTTTTCAAAAATGAATTATCGAAAGCATTATTAAATGCAGTTCCTCCCAATGGATAAGCTTTGTAGATTTCGTTAAGCCAAGGAATGTAATGAGATAGTTGTTTGCTTTTCTGAATGATTTCCAAAGTAAGGTTTGAGTTTTTTACTATCCAACTTTCCTCAACTTCCTGTTTAGTGATTGGTCTTTCGTGGCAAACTTGGTCAAACAGAACTTTCTTTTCTCCAGTAAGTAGGTTTAGCGATACTATACCTACTTCTACTATTTTACCGCCTTGCTGAAGAAATCCAGTAGTCTCTATGTCTGTTATTAATATTTCCATATTAAAACGGCAAATCATCAGGATCGTTACTGTAATCTGTTGACGGTGCGAAAGCCTGTGCTGGAGGTATCGCTGGCGCAATAGTTGGCGCACCAGCAACTCTTTCAATTCTCCAGCCTTGTATTTGATTGAAATATCTAGTTTCTCCTTGTGGATTAACCCATTCACGACCACGTAAATTAATAGAAACTTTTACTTGCTCCCCTATCTGATACGGGTCAACTAAATCGCATTTATCCTGTGCAAATTCAATAAGAATGTGTTGTGGGTATTGTTCGTCAGTGGTTACTACCAATTCGGATTTTTTAAAACTTGCTGTCACCTGGATATCTCCAGATTTGTACTTAATTTTTCCAATAACTTCCATTGTATAAATTTTTTATAATTAATATGACGCAAACCTAAAACAAAACTTTTGAATAAAAAAACTTTTTTACGTAAAAATAAGTATTATATTTGCGACATATAAAAATCACTTATCATGAAAACAACTTACAATAAAAAAACAATTCAAGATCTGAAGCCTAACTGGTATATGGCATTAGGTACTAAGGAAAAATTAAAAGTACAATCTGATTTAGCAGCTGAAAGAAAATTAATGTTAGAAAATAAACCAAAAACCTTGCCTTCTAGTATGATATTAGCTAAAGAGACAGGTAGATCTACTACGGCAGGAAATACGTATAAGGTTTTAAATCATTTCTGCACATTGGTTTGTACTATTTATTCGTGTGAATGGCATCAATTTGTTACGTTCAAAAATAAATACGGCTACACGGTAAAAATGAATCTTAGAAAATTCGATGTGGTTAGAGAAATAAAACCTGAACGTAAATTCGAAATATTAAAATCATGAAATATAATGTACAAGTATGGTTTCGTTATTATAGTAACGGCCAAAGCGAAAAAGATTCAGAAATTGAAACAGTAGAGGCTGACGATGAAAAACAAGCCAAAAGAAAAGCAGCCGATTTATATGCTGATAAAAAAGTAATCCCTTATAAAACAGAAATAGTATGACAAAACATGATGAATTGCAGAAAGAAATAAAAGAGGCAGGATTAAAGCCTTTTGACGTGTTGAGAGAAGCGAAAGTTCCTAACGATACATTTTACAATTGGCGAAAAAAAGAGCCTAAATCTTTTGAGACTGAAAGAAAAATTAAAGAAGCAATTGAAACTTTGAGAAAATGAGAGCTAATGAAGCTTTAAAGTACTTCAAGATTAGTTTTTCTAAACTAAGAAGTATAGTTCATGAATTAAAAATTGAACGCGTTGGAGCCGGAAAAGTTCAGATATATTCTAATATGGATATTGCTAGAATAAAAGCTGGCATTGAATATAAAGACTATATCTGGACACAAGATCAAGATCGTTTTTTGATTTGGTACGGATTTTCTCCATGTGGACAAAAAGAAATAAAAATCGAAATATAATGTTTGTACCCAAAGCGCTAAAATTCGTCGTTTCCGCTATCAAAAAAGAACAAGGTATATATTGCTGTGCTTATAACTGTAAAAGCAAACCTAGCGCAAAGAAACGAGGTTTGTGTCATAAGCATTACCATATACATAGGCGTATAGTTGATCCTGTTTATGATAGGTTTGTAAATTTCCGAGGCAACGCGAAGAAAAGACGTAACGGTGTTGGCATAGAATTTACTATTACACTTCAAGAGTTTAGGGAATTTTGCCAACGCACTGGGTATATTATTAAAAAAGGTATGCGAGGCAGGAACTGTACTCTTGATAGAGTAAAAAATGAGTTTGGTTATCATATTTGGAATATAGAAATACGTTCTAATTTAGCCAATATTGAAAAATATCACAGTCACGACAAGCATGTGACGGAATTACCAGAAGATCACGAAGATTATATACCATTTTAAAAATTTATCATATGAATGAAATAAGAACAGGACTAGGAACTAAATTTGTAAAAGAAGTTGTTGAAAATATTAATTACGAATATTGCAACAGAAGCAAAGCCGAAGCAGCGGCTAAATTAGCAAATGATCACGCGATTAATTTTGCTAGATACACACACAACAATCCGTGTGTTTTTAATAATGGACTGTCCATGGAAATGGTATTGGAACGCTTCAACAAAGAATATTATTAATCATTTTAAAACTTATCAAAAATGACCAGAAAAGAACACTTACAAAAATTACCGCTTAAAAAAAGATTGCAAGCGATGGAGAATCTCAGAAAATCACCTTTAGGATTGAGTAGGTCTTTAGGTAATAAATGCAGTACGCACGGTGTACTTATAGGCGGTTTTGATATGCAGAATAACAGACAAGGCTGGAATTATTGGTACGGTATTCATATAAAATATTTTGTGTAAAATATGAAGCCATACCCATATCAAAAAAAAGACATTGACGAAATTTTCCAAGCGTTCCAGACTGAAAAACGTGTACTTTATCAACTTGCTACAGGAGGCGGCAAAACTGCAATGTTTTCTTTTATATCAAAGCAATTTATAAAAAATACTGGAAAGCGTGTTTTAGTTCTGGCACATCGTGACAAACTGATAAAGCAAACGCTTAAAACTATGCGCACAATCGGGGTTACAAGCGAAAGCGTAATAGCTTCTAAAAAATCACTACAGCACAGCAGTAACGCATACGTTGCAATGATCCAAACCATTAAAAACCGTTTGGCAGATAATCCGCTATTCGTCAAAGATATTGGTTTGATTGTGATTGATGAGGCACATTTGGATATGCATAAGGATATTTTTAATTATTTTCCAGACGCACTAATATTGGCCGTAACTGCTACACCTATTTCGCTCAAAAAAGTAACGTTCAGTAAATGCTCAGTATGCAGTAAAGAACACGATACTGTTACGACTTGCTGTAGATTGGAAACATACGAATACACTAGAAAATTCCACTACAGCGAAACATACGGGCATATCGTGATAGGGAAAAGCATTTCCGAACTCATACAAGATGGTGAATTGGTTCGTGATCTGAATTATGAAGTCGGGTCTGTTAATCGTTCAGAATTTCAAGTAGATGCAAAGACAGGAGATTTCGATAAAAAAAGTACTGAACAGTATTTCGGTGAGTTCAATGTAGTGAAAAATTATGAGCAGATTTGTTTTGGTGAAAAAACTATTATTTTCAATAGTTCTACAAGCACGAACTTGAAATGTTATAACGACTTTATTGACGCTGGTTACGAAAATATCAGAATGATTGACAGTGTAAATACAAAGAAGTCTGAAGTTGATCCTATTTTGGAATGGTACAGAGTAACACCAGACGCAATTCTTTTGAACTGCGATGTGTTAACCGCTGGATTTGACGAACCAACGATACAGGCGGTTATAATAAATCGTTCTACATTATCATTGTCATTATATTTACAGATGGTCGGGCGTGCTGGTAGAAAATGTTCAGACATATACAAGCCGTATTTTAAACATATTGACGGGGGCGGGAACATGAGATACTTTGCTGAAAAATACGGTAATTCTGGGAAATGGTCAGATGAATATGATTGGAAAAATATTTTTTATGGTACTGACGAAAAGCCGAAACCAAAAAAAGAGCCACTGGATCAAACAAAAGAATGTCCTGAATGTGGCAGTTTATTGATGCGAACTGATAACGAATGTTATATTTGTGGACATGTGATAAAACCGCCAACAGAGCGAGTGAAGATAAGTTCTGAAGAAGTAGCTGTATTGGTTGACGAAATACCGTTACCCAATGGCAAAAAAATTGTGGAGTACGTGACACGGGTAGGGCGTGAAAAAAGTTTCGCATGGGCTATACTTCAAAATCAGATCATGGAATTGTTTATTAGGCATGGTGTTACGCTAGGAACTTATTCAAGGGTTCAGGATAACGGAAAATTTGAAATCAGCATGAGGAATATTATAAAAGAGCCTTACGCCTCGATTCAAGGAAGCGAATTACAAGGTACGCAATTACGAACCAAAGCTTATATTATCGGGAAAATAAAGTCGAAGCTTGATAAACATTACAACTTATGAAAGAAAATTTATTAATATCGTTTAGCGGTGGGCGAACTTCTGCATTTATGTTATATTGGATTTGGAACAATATTAATTACCAAGAAAAATATAATATGAAAGTTGTTTTTGCTAATACTGGAAAAGAATCAGAAGAAACTTTAAAATTTGTTTACGAGTTTGGAATAAATTTTAATATTCCTATTGTTTGGGTAGAATATAGAGCAGGATCTGAAAAAGGATGGAAAGTAAATCCAAAAATAGTAAATTTTTATACAGCCAGCAGAAACGGAGAGCCTTTTGAAGAAATGATTGCTCATGTTGGAATACCCTCAACTAACACACCGTTTTGCAGCACCATCTTAAAAAACAGAACAATAAAAGCTTATTTGAGACAAATAAAATTTAAAAAATATTATACTGCAATAGGAATTAGAAGCGATGAAATTGACAGAATTTCAAACACATATATTAAAGATCGTATAATATACCCTTTAATTTCTTCAAATAGGTGGGATTACTTAGAAATGATTAAATCACAGATAATAGACTGGTGGCAGGTACAGCATTTTGATTTAAAAGTACATGATGACGAAGGCAATTGTGATAATTGCTGGAAAAAAGATTTTCCTAGACTCATACGAAACTACAGGCGAAATAAAATAAGTTTCAACTGGTGGACTGCAATGCAAGATAAATATGGGTTATTTAACCCTAGAAATACAGGTTTAAAACCTCCTTTTAATTTCTATAGAGGAAATAAATCAACTCATGATATTGCGGAAATGTCCAGATTATCAGATAAAGAAATATTAAAGCTTGCTAAATATCAAAAATTAAACTCGTGCAGTGAGTCCTGCGAGGCTTTCTAAATATAAATTATGAAAAAACAAGACGAACGCTACGTACAAAACCAGTGCTTTATCCAGTTCACTCAGAAGTACTGTACAATAAACAACGATCCTCAATTGCTTATGCACTCAGTAATTAATGGCGTAGGAATTTCTATTCCTGACACGATACCAAAAGCATACCACGAAAAAATACGTTCATTGATTGCAAATTTCATTGATATACAAAAATCGTTAGGTTTGGTTTCAGGTGTTTCTGATTGTCTTATACACGGTGTGTTAGGCCGTTGCGTGTGGGTAGAATTCAAAGAAGCTGCTGGAAAACAACGAGATGCACAAATAAGACAGCAGCAAAGAACAGAGAAAAACGGAGGTGTTTATATTATGCCAAGATCAGTAGATGAATTTTGGACAAAAATTAATCCTCATATTCCTTGGTTATTAGGAAAAGAATAGTATATTTGTTGAACCGTTGCGAAAGTGGCGGTTTTTCTTTTGCACTATTTTGGTGCAAAAAATGAACTAACGTTGGGTGATTGTGGATGTTGCCAATAAATAATCCAATTAATTAAATTAAACACAAATTTTTAAGATGCAAAACAATAATCAAATTAAAGATCAATCTGGCAATAGCCACAATCACGTGTTAGTAGATGCTAGTTTAGGTACTACTATTGGTCCTGTAAATGATGAGGAATTAATAAATGTAATTCTATCATTAAAAGGGAAAGAAATTGTACGAGGCGCAAAACTGCAAGTTGAATTTAAAAAAGGATACAATTGGGCTTATAAAGTTCTTGATTGTTTAGAAAAAAACTGTATCGTTTCTGCTCCTGATAAATACGGAGATAGAAAAATTATAGTAGATGAAGATTTTTTCGATTCTGAATTTTTAGTAGTTACGGTCTAGTAGCTACTAACGGACGATGATACAAGATGTTTGCCAATACTGAACGTGTTGTGAAAGAGTATCGTCTGCAAATAGCTTGTATCATATGTTAGTAGCTGGACGGATTATTAAAGAAAATTAACTTATAAAACAAACAAAATGGGACAAATAATTTATTACCATAATATCACTAAAAATGAATATAACATTAACGACTTTGGTGACTAAATTAAAACCTATAATTAGAATGGAATCAAAAACAATTGACATTTCAGAATTACAATGGTACGACCAAATCAAATTAGACCACGTTTTTAACCTATAAATTATATCATGACAAACCACGATTGCACAAGAAAAGTAGAGCAAATGCGCTTCTGTATGACAGACGAAGAAGTCTGTAAGAAGATTGGTATTTCAAAGAATACCCTGTACAAAAGATTGAGAGATAGTAAAAGCTGGAAAACGGCTGAAATTTACGTAATTGAAAACTGGAAATTATGAAAACGGATAGAAAAATATTAGTGTGGTCTGAAAATTACGGATCCATTGTCTTTGCTAAATCTAAAAATCAAGCCAAAACTATATATAAAAAATGCTATCCAGATGAAAAATATCTAAATGCTTGTGTCTCTAAATTCACAGGTATACACTGTTAAAAAAATAAAAACTATGACTATCGATATAGCATTGCTAGAAATTTATAACCTAGTGAAAAACAATCCAGAAACCACGCCCGAACAAGTGCAAGCGATAAATGATATTGTCGAGTGGATAAACAACCAAAAAAAATCACATCTTGAAAATCATAAACTCTTTTCAAAACTATACATAATGTCATTCAATCACGCTATACAACACTATAACGATATTATGTTTGCTCAGAAAGAAATCCACAAACAACTTTCCGAACCAGTTGCAAATCACGCTTATTGGCTAAAAGAAACCATTAATCTAAAAGAATATAATAGCAACGGAAGTATTAAAAAATGGTCTCAAGAAAAAGTAGACGAAAGCATAAGCAACCAAATTTCGGAAGCTATAAACAAATTTTCTCATTATGATTAATTTACCAAAACTAACCCCGATTCAAGAAGAGAAAACACAAACCACTGATTTTCCTATTTCAATCTTCCCTCTACCAATTCAAAAGTATTTCCTAGAAGCAAACAGCACGCTGGACAGTAATATCGATTATATGTGTTGTTCTGCACTCTGGGGAATTTCTTCGCTTGTTGGAAACTCTTGCGTTATAGAGGTAAAGGCTGGTTGGAAAGAATATGCTAATATCTGGGTTGCTTGTGTCGGATCTGCTGGAGTTGGAAAAACCCCTAGTATAGCAATGGCAACACGTCCATTTGAGCGCATAAATTCCGATCTTATTACACAATACCCACGAAAGCATAAAGAATGGGAAGAAGTAAACGGAGACGAAGAAAACGAACCGAAACCAGAGCAATTTATTGTGAACGATATTACTATTGAAGCCTTGGTAAGTCTGCACTCAAAAAATCAAAACAGTGTAGCGATGTTTCGTGAAGAGCTTGACGGATGGGTAAAAAATATGAGCCGTTACAGTAATGGTTCGGATCTTCCTTTTTGGTTATCCACTTGGAGTGGAAAAGCCGTAAGCATGAATCGAAAAAGTGGAGATTCTTATTTAGCTCGCCCATTCGTTCCAATTCTTGGAGGTGTACAACCTGCTATACTTGAAAGCTTTTCTACTGAAGAAAACAAAAGCAACGGTTTTCTTGATAGGATTCTTCTTTGCTGCCCAGAAATCAAGATAGAAATGTACAACAATAAAGAAATGGATTATACTGCTATTCAATATTATGATGATTGGGTTAAAAAAATTCACCAGGCTATAAAAATGGATATTCGAAAAAGTGCAGACGAAGAAATCATATCAAATGTTTTTCGTTTCGATGGAGAAGCGAAAAAAGAATGGGAAAATGTTTACAATAAAATAAGTGTAATGCAAAATTCCGATGAAGAGAACGAATATATGAAATCGATGTTACCAAAACAGAAGTCGTATATACCTAGATTCTGTTTATTAATACATGTAATGAATAATTTTGAACTTACGGTAATACCAGAACTGATTAACAAAAAAACTGTCTTAAAAGCTTTTAAATTGAGTGAGTATTTTATAAAACAGGCGCAAAAGGTAAAAGTATCATCATTACAGACTCGTTCGATTGTCGATATTATTTCTACAAACAAGGGAAAAACGGCAAAGGAAACATTTATTAAGATCTTGCAATCTGGAGAAGAAGTAAATTACAGTAAAATTGCCGAAGCCTTGGACGTAACTAGAGCAACTCTTTATAATTGGAAGAAAAGTGTATAATTTTATAAATAATTCATAATCAACACATTAAATAAATATTATACATTTGTATTATACACTAAAAAATCACGTAACTATAATAATTTCAATTAGTTACGTGATTTTTTTTACACTTATACACTTTGACACACCCCTTTATATATATTTTACACTAGAGACCCCTCTTAATATATTATTTATTTATTTATTTATTTATATTATTATTTATGTATAATTATGTATAATATATAATATATACAGTACTTAACAGGGTAAGAAGTGTAAAATAAATTGTAAAAATAATTGTAAATAACTGTAAAATAAATTTGCATACGTAAAAATAAGTATTATATTTGCGTATGAAAAAATACAAATACCCAGAACCTAATAATGATCGTATTTTTGAACTGAATTATATTTCAGAAAAAGGAACTGCATATTTTAAATGCGGACACGCTGTAACTGATTTAGTTTTCGAAGACATGATAGATTTAGAAACTGGGCTTGCAAAATGGGAATTAATCAATAAACACTTATCACAAATGAACAAATTATCAAAACCAAAAGCCTTTGAGGCTTCAGAATCAATCTTAGTGCAATTTGGCACGGAACAAGTAGAAGTAGCTAACCTTCTAAAATCTGGTATTAAAAACCAATCTATTATACTCGTAGCGCATGGTGGGAAGTGGCACGAAATAGAAGTAGTCGATTTGGGTTTAGATTCCTCACACCTACCAAGTTTTCAAAATCATATAGAGACCAACAAACTTACATTGTCAGATCTTGGAGTTATAGAAGAGAACAATGTAAATTACGGTTTAGGACATGCGGACTTTTTGTATTTACAAGATAAGTTCCCGTTATTCAATTACGTAGATATAGCTAAACTAAACGACTATAATATTTCAAAAGGAAAGAAAGGTAGTGTTGACGTGTTGAAAGATGATTTAGCTTATTTTACTCGTGACGGTATCAGCATCGATGATTACATAAAGCCTAAATATGAAGAGGTAGTAAATACAGATCAGCCTCAGCAGGCTATAATTGTAGATACAGTACAAGTACAAGTACAAGTACAAGTACCAAGCGATAGTGTTTCATTGCAAATTTTTGAAAAACTAACACCTGAGAAAATTACCGAGTTACAAGGACTTCGTATTGCTCAAGAAGAAATTGTAAAAGCAAATCCTGTTGTAATCATCAAAGATAAAAAAACGTATGCAGAGGCCAAAAAAGTGGCTGCTATATTATTATCTGCCAGTACTGCAATTGATGGGTCGAAAGGAGTAGAGGCAACAGCTACGAAGTATTTAAATACTTTTAAGACTATGTTGAAAACCGCACTGGTTCCAATTGCAAAACTCACTAGAGAGCCTTATGATAAGCAAAAAAAGCTAATAGAAGATTGGGATAATCGTTTATTGCTTCAAGCGCAAAACAGGGTAAAAGAATTATTTGCAGTTCCATTCACTTACAACAGCGAATTTGACGATTACAGAGCTGGCTCTTTGGTTATCACTCAAAAAGATATTGAAGAGAAAACAGATGCAGATTTTACCGCCTTGGTTACTCAAGGAAAAGCTATTATTATCGCTTTGGAATCAGTGAAGATTGAACAGGATTCTAAAATTGCAGAACAAGAAAAGCAGATAGCAGAATTAAAAGCAATGTTATTAAAACTAATGCCTAGCGAGCCAGCAGGAGAAGGAGCGATAACTGTAAATGTTCCGGTAAATAATCCGTTCGCTACAGTTTCAGAAATAAAAACACCAGATCCATCAGGTAATTATTCAATACAGGAACAAGTTTATAATTCTATAACTAAACTAGACACTGAAGATACTGACAATGTTTTTGCAAGCGTAAAAGAACATTCTGGGTATAGTTTACCTCATCCAGATAATAAGCTCTTAAACGAGCTAGATTTAGCTCATGTATCAGTATTGGAAGAAAAACAATATATCGAATGCCGTGAGTATTATGCACAAGCTTTGCAAGACGCTGCTGATTCTATAAATGATATATTGGTTAATCCAGACAATACTATACAAAAATCTGTTGCAATCACTGAATTGATAAAAACTTGGAAATTATGAGAGAATTTTTCGAAATTATAAATGAATATCCATGGACAACATTTTTTGTATGGATAATGATACTACCTGTAATTGCCTTATTAACTGAATTAAAAAAAAACAAATCATGAAATTTTGGAAAAAGAAAAGCAGAGCTGAAATCATAGAAGATAAAGCTCAATCGATAGTAAACGAGATATTAGTCTCAGGATTTGAAAACGCAGAGATTGCGATAATTATTCACACTGCCAAAGCAAGAGGCAGAGAAGTGTTAGAATTACGCAGAATAGCGTTAGAAGAAGAATTAAAACAAACAGTAACCGCAATCAATTCATTATGAACGAATTTTTATTAATAACCTGTGTTTTTCTTCTGATAGCGTGTATTTGGTATAAAGTAATACTTCGATTTGAAGAAGAAAGAAATAACGAACTACAAGAGGAAAACGAAATCATGAACGTCATGTATAGCGCCATGAAAGTAAAAATCAAGAGAAATAAAGAGCTACTAGAGATTCAGGATAAACTTATAAAAGAACTTCAAAATAAACAATAAATAATTAAACCTCCCAATGTGGAGGTTTTTTTTTATCTTTGTCAAAGTATGTCAAAGAATCCAAAAGAGAATATAGTCAGTGAGATACTGGTTTTGCTAACAAACGGCATTACCAGAAAAGACTGTTTGCCAAAAATTGTCGAACGTTGGCAAATATCTGACAGAACTTTTGACCGTTATTGGAAGACCGCATTAGAGCAACATGCCGAAACTCAAAACACTATACAAAATTCAATTGCTGAAATATCAATTGAAGCTTTCCGAGAGAATTTTACAGGCAAAATCCTGACCATTTTGGAGCGAAAAGAGATACTCACTCAAATGGCGTTAGGAAATATTCCGCTTATCAAATATATTGTTTGTGATGGTGTGATACAAGAGCGTGAAGTAGTCCCAAATTACAATGACCGAAAAGCAGCTATTGCGGAACTGAACAAAATGGACGGGGCTTATACGGTTGAGGAAGAAACGCCAAACGATATCCAAGAAATCAAAGTAATACGCATTTCGAATGGAGCTTAGTTTATTAGCTCACCAAGAAGATTTTTTGTTTTCAGATGCAAAGCACACAATATTAGTTGCTGGCTTTGGATCCGGTAAAACTGAAGGTGCTGTCACGAAAGCAGTCGTTAAATTAATGACTACTTCGCCAAAGTTGAATGTTGGTTATTATCTTCCAAACTATCCACTTATAAACGATATTGCTGTCCCTAGGTTTCAACAGTTCTTTGACGACCATAAAATAAAGTACAAATACAACGAGAGTAAAAAGGTTTTCACTACCAAGTACGGAAAGATCCTACTTCGTAACATGACGAAACCCGAAACGATTGTAGGTTACGAAACATTCTATAGTATAATCGACGAAATTGACATTCTGCCAAAGGATAAGGCAAAAAAGGTTTTCAATAAGATCATAGCCCGTAACAGGCAAGTTTGCTTAAAAGGCGGTAAGAATGCAATTGACTTGGTTAGTACTCCAGAGGGTTTTAATTTTCTTTATAATTTCGCTGTAAAAGAATGGACTTCGGAAAAACTTTTGATTAAAGCAAAAACTAGCGACAATCCATTTTTGCCGCCTGACTATATTGACACGTTAGCAGCTCAATACACATTAGAAGAATTGACCGCATACATTAACGGTGAATTTTGTAATCTTACAAGCGGAACTGTTTACAAGGCTTTTCAAAGAGACAAGCACAATACAACACGTGAAGCATTACCAAGAGAGAATTTATATATCGGGATGGATTTTAACGTCCAAGACATGAGTGCAGTCGTGTATGTGATTGATTCGGGCGCTATGTTCGCAGTCGATGAGTTCACAGGCGTTTATGACACGAAAGAAATGAGTAGGCAAATACGGGAGCGATATCCAGATAACGAAATAGAAATTAATCCAGATGCTTCATGTAAAAACAGGCGTTCTGCTGGTGTATCTGACTATGACATTCTTATGGAAGACCAATGGAATTTCAATGTAAACATAAAAAGAAAAAACCCCGAAATTCTTAACCGTGTAAGATCTGTAAATAAATCGTTTGAAGATGGAAAATTATTTGTAAATTTGGCAAAATGTCCTAACTTCACGGATGCATTAGAACAACAACCGTATAAGAAAGGCTTGCCAGATAAAACACTTGGAATTGATGGTGTGTTAGATGCTGGAGGTTATGCGGTTGTTGAGCAGATATATACTAGTGGGTTGGATTAAATAAAAAACTATGAAAGCATTATTTAAAAATCACTTCCCATTTGTGGAAAGTCCAGAATCAGAATTAGATCCAAGTCAAAAACTTATCAAGCAAACGTATGAAAAGCTTTATCCGAAAGAAGAAATCAAAACCGTTAAAACAAATCGATTACGAGAAGTTCACGGAAATGATGAACCAGCTGAAGGAGCAGGAAAAGAATAGTGACGAAGATTATACTTTAGCTATTCTAAGTACATTCTATCCGAATGACGAAAGAAGCTGGATAGAATGCATTAATGAGTTTATGAAGTTGAGATCACAGAATATCGTTTATGATCTGAAAATGAAACTTGATTTTGAAAGTATGCCAGCAAAGTATTTTATAACGGCTGACACGTATTTGGCACTTGCTGACATTGTAAGTTTGTACAATCATTTATCTGGAAAGAAAGTAAAAAATATTTCGATTCAGTTTGCGCAACAAGTTAAAAACGAGTTTTTGCAAAGCGTAGCGCATTTTAAGGATCTGTATGAGTGGATTTATAACCCGCCTATAATTGGAAAGATTGGCGGTTATAGCGCAGGAAAACAACTAAGGCAGGAGTTTCAAGAGTATTACGGGGCTTATAGTGAAATAACCTACTTACTTGCCAAAGGTGATGCAATGAAATTTAACGATGTTAACGAAATGAAGTTATCGGAGTATTTAGCGTTGGGGGAATATTTATTAAGAAAAAGAGCCGTTGAGTCGGTAGAGTAAAATAATGGTCGTTAATGGTAAGACCTAGCTTATTATGAAATTCTAGACCAGTAATAATAAGCTAAATGACTGACTTAATTATGGCAAACGAATATCAAAAAACAAAAGATTACGTACTTGGAAAGTTTTCGAGTGATCCTCTTGTGAATACAATCACGACATTAACCAATGATTTGGTAGATACGAACAAAGAAACGATTTACCCTATTGTAAACGTTGAGTATAAAGATAGCGATATACAGGAAGATGTTATTTTGTTTTCATTTCATATTAAGGTACTGGATCAAAATGATGTGTACACTAGAACTACTGATAGTAAATTGCAAATTGATACGAACAAGGATGATATTTTTAACGAAACATTCAATATTTGCCAGTCGTTTATTAATTCGTTTCGTCAGTACAATTCCGCTGGCATTGAGATTTCCAGCAAATCAAAAGTGACTAAGATTGAGCGTGAGAATTTGAACGATTTAAGCGGGCATGAGTTCGATATTATATTATCAATACCTAACGAGGGCAGTGCATGTCCTGAATAACTATGGCAGTAACAGAGGTAGAAAGAGCATTGGCTAACAAGGTGGTGGAGTTAAGCAAAAAGACTGCACGCGTAGATACCGGAGCATTGAAGCGTTCTATCTATTCTACGGTTGCACGTGGTCAGATTGTTTTCCGTCAATTATTCTACGGGCAATACAACGACAATAGCCAGCTAATTCAAAACGCTGCCCGTTACATGAAAGGAATACCGTATACTATTGAAGAACTGGATGAAGAAGGCAATGTCCAGAAAGCACAGTACAAAGCTGCTTCTGGTAGAGCGTTCACAACTCCAGAGCCTAGGGCAGGAAAAAACGCCAGCAGGGGAGCAAAAGCACTGATTGAAAAATTATTAGAACAACGTAGAAAATATGCCAGCAAGGAACCCAAACAAAAAGATAATTGAGGACGAACTAAAAGTTCTAGGTGAAATCGTTTACGAGGAAGCTAGAGTAACATCCAGAAAATCTAAGGATAGGTTTGATAAAAATGGAAATCTGATACACGAGGGAGGGTCTTTGCGTAAGTCTATAAATTTTCGTGTGAAGTCGCAAAAGCTTACATTATCACAATTGCATTACGGACAATATCAAAAACCAAACGAATTAGCAGTATCAATAAAGAAACATTTGCCAGAATCTATTAATGTGATTTCAAAAAATCTAGTTACTAACATCTTGAAAAATGCAGGAATAAAAAAATAAAAATGAACATAACAGACATTTCACAAGTAGCCTTTTGCAATTCCCCAGTAGTTGTACGTATTGATTTAATGACTGATTTTCCTGCTTACGTGCCACCAGAAATAAACACACGCATTCGTTTGCAATTAGTTACTTTTGATATTGATGATTCGCTGTCAGAAGTAAATGTAAACACCTATGTACTAGACAAAGATAGGGTTTCCAGCGACGATAAATATGTTTCCTTCGAAATTCAAGACTACTTGAAGAATGATTTAATACGAAAAGATAACCTAAACAATGTAGATTTTCCAGTGTTGCTTTATCATAACACGTCACTTCCTTACGTACAAGGTATGTGTTTGTTTTACCGGTACTCTTATTATGCGTATGATGAAACTACAAGCGTTACGGCTATCAATGTTGCCGACAAAGTAGCTACTTTGGGTTATCGATGGAGAAATGAACAAAACCCTTTTTACGGATCTTTTGTCGGTGGCGCTAATGGTTTCAATGTCGCTACTACTCCAGTAAAAAAATATGCCGAATTCATACCATATTATGCGAAACAAGAATTTGATTTTGGTGTTGATCGCACTAGTAATAACTTTATTGTCACTAGTCAAGTTGTGCCACCTTCTGTGGTGTGCGTAAAGGAGCCGTTACTGTTTATATACTTAGATAGACAAGGACTTTTTCAATACATTACCACAACCGGAAAAGTAACTATAAACGACGAAATCAAAAGACAGGAAAGTCAAAAGGCTTTTCGAGACAGCTCAATGATAAACACCGAGAGTACGCATTTCAAAAACACGAGTATTGAAGAAGTATTTCAGACATATACAGTAAACACTGGCGTGATGGACGAAAGCATGAATGATATACTCGAGGAACTGCTTTATAGTCCAAAAATATATTTGGTTCGTTTTTACGGGCAAAGATGGACAGTAGAACAACAGGGTATAACTGTAGATAATGATAGTATCACGGTGGATAATGAAACCATTACCATAGACAGCGACACTATAACGCTTGCCGACGTTGGATATTATTCGACTTATCTACAAGTTCCTGTTACTTGCATTGATACTGATTTCGTAAAGAAGACAAACATAAACGACAAAAGAGACATTTCATATTTCTTTAAGTTCAAAGAAACAGCCTCAAAAGTTAAATAAATGTTAAAATTTTAAAATGTAATACGATATTAGAAAAGTGGTTGTATATTTGTCTCAGCAATAAAGCAAAACATTAAAATAACTTATCATGACACTTACAGCAAAAGAAATTACAACACTTGAATTACTAAACAAAAAAGGACTAGTTTATGAATATGTAGAAGTTGAAACGTTAGGACTTGGAGGCATAACTAAATTAGTTAACAAATTGGTTAAAATAGATGCCAAAGCCAAAAAGGTTAATCCTGTGATGGAAATGTGTAGGTTAAACCCTGAAATTTCAGACTACAGAATCGAACAAATGAGATTAGAATCATTAAAAAAACAATCAATTAACCTTTAATTTGTCATATCATGAAAAACTATCTAGCAAAACAAAAATCAGGTCACAGAATGGAATTTAACTGTCAGGCAAAATCATTAGAGGAAGCAAAAAAGCACTTCGCTCAAAAATCATCCATTGAGTGTGATGTATGGAAAGACCCAGATCAAACAAAATGGGTAAGCGATAACGGTCATGAAGGTAAATTTATTTAACATGGCGCAAACATTAAAACCTAACCGCTCCGACAACAGGGGCGGTAATAAAAAGAAAACATCAACTAAAAAGATGTTTTCTTTTCGTGTTGAAGAAAGTCAGCACGAAATATTGAAAGAAATTGCAATTTATTTAAATGATCTGAAAGCATGAATCTATACATCGAAAAAGATACGCCTGGAGAATACGGATTGGTTGATACTTTCATAAATGAAACAATTACTTTGAATACCAAAACTACATATCTACAGGATATTACAGCAGTATTTAAGGGGTTTACCAATGACTTTTCCACCGAAGCCACGTCAAATAACATAAAGTTATATGGTTATTTTGGATATACCGAGCAAAACCAACCAACAAATATTCAGAAAAAAGCAAAACTTTTTCTTGGAGGTCAATTATTTAAAGAGGGTATAGTTACATTAAAAGGCACATCTTGGATAAATGGAAAACCTTCTTTGTTTGAACAGGAGTTTTCCGACGGTCAAAAAAATCTAACCGAAATACTAGGGGAAGATACTTTGGCGATGCTTAACGATGGGGCAGGAGATATTAGCTGGTCAACAAAAAATATTCAAAACGCATTGCAAAGCATTCAAAACGCTTCGGGTGGTTTTCGTTGGTTTATTCCATTAGTGTCTACTCAAAGAATTTTTACAATAGACAGCAGAGCATTAGCGACTGATAACATAGCGTATTTCCCTACTGGAAAACCAATTACGAGTGAAGATGTGCTATTGACACAAGAGATAAGACCAGCAGTGTTTATGTCGGATATTTTAGACAAGATAAATTCAAAGTATGACATAAAAATAGATCCTACTCCATATATTGGAGACATAACTCAATTAACTGATTTGGCTACAATGTGTACTGCTGAAATATCGGTAAAAAGCATTAAAGCAAAAATAGATTTTTCAACGTGGAAGTTTGACACATTCAGAGAAGAGCGTTTCGATATTATACCAAAGCCTTTAATAGATGCTTTTGAACTTAACTACATAGGTTACGGAGGTGGGTCTGCACACGATGCTACTTTTGATATGGACATACAGCTTTCGAAAGCTGCATCTACTGGATTTAACATGTCGTCTGGTGGCGTGTCGTGGATAGGAGCAACAGACGCGATAGGTTCTTATATAAAAAATATAGAGGTTTGGGAGGTTACGCCATTAGGAGAGAAAAAGAAAAAACTTAATTACTCTATTTCTAGCGGGTCAGAAATTGGAAGCGCAAAATTAAGAATAAAAATTGGACTAGATGTTTTTTACACAGAGGGTTCTAGTGTTCCAAGTACACTTGTTAAGCCGTTAATATCTATATTTGTTTCTTCAGAAACTCTTTCAGAATGGAAATATACAAACGTTATTTTCAATTGGAGTGCTGAAGATTGGGCAAAAGGTACTTCTAATAACGTGCAACCTACTATCGCTCCAACAACTGTAAATTTATTTGAAAGTTTGCCAGATATGAAGTTGATAGATTTCGTAAAAAGCATTTATACAATGTTTGGTTACAAGAAGTTCAAAGAACAAGTTTTAAATGATTTTTATTACACGCCAAAAACTATTGGCACTATTGCTCATTCAGCAAAGCGTATTGAAAATGATTTGACACCATGGGCTGATTTATCCAAGGTGCCTAAGAAAACAAATACCAAGTATGATGGGTATAATCTGAAGCATGCTACGAGTGGGTATCAACAAAATATTGCTTTTCTTACTGCTACTGGTTTGGAATATGGACAGTTGAAATATCCATTGATAGGAAAACCAAAATCAGAGTTCAAGATAGAAACGAAATTTACTGCGCCAGTATTTAGTCCAGTAGCTTCAAATTCCGATACGATAATAAATACTTTTTATCCATTTGGAAACGAGGCAAAATTAAACGATATTGAAACTAGATTTATTTACGACACGATTGTAAAAGAACTTCCTGTATTTTATTATAATGGGGTTTCGAATATTTCGACACATTATGCTATTGTTGATACTGATACCAAGACTTTGAAATCTATAGGTAAATATCACGGAATAAGCCACAAGAGTAATAGAATTAAGACAGGAGTGTCAAATTACATCACATCTATTTTTAGTATTGCGTCGGGTGATTTTTTGGATCAAAATACGTTATATGTACAGGCTTTCAAGTCTTTCATTGAAGACACGTTGAGCGGTAAAAAATTGATTCATACAATAGAGCTTAGTTTACCAAATGTTCAAATACAGAAGTTCGAAGATAATCAGGAAATAATAATCAAAGAAACCAAGTACACGGTATTGGAAAGTGATATACCTTTGACCGGAGGCAAAACGAAATTAACTCTTTTAAACAAATAAAAAGATGGCAGACGAATTAGAGCCAATCAGGCAAAATATTGATATAGTAGTCACTGACAAGGGGGCTGACGAAGCTACCAGTGATATTGGTAAATTAAATACAAAAATTACCGAAAGTACCACAGCAACAACTGCTAACACTAAGGAGGTAAAAAAATCTGAAGAGCAATTCAAAAGCTACAAGCAACAGCTTAAAGAAGCTACAATAGCCCAGCAAAAACTAGCGCAACAATACGGAGCTACTTCTGCACAGGCTACCGATGCAGCTAAAAAAGTTGCTATGATTAGTGATGAGATGCAGTTTCAAAAAGATTTAGTAAAATCTTATAACCCAGACGAGAAATTTAGAGGGCTAACACAAACGGCTGGATTAGCTGCACTTGCTTTAGGAGGTGTTAAGGATGGGCTGGCAGCCGTTGGAATTGAAAGCAAAGCGCTTGATACTATAATTGGATCAGCTCAAGCTATACTTGGGGTTACTTCTGCTGTAGCTGGGGTTACCGATGCTTATGAGGTCCTGACTGCTGCAAAAAAAGCCAAAACAGCTGCCGAAGTAGTGGAAATTGGAACCACAGAAGCTTTGGCAGTTGCTGAAGGCGAAGCTACAGTGGCTACGTGGTCATTTAACGCGGCTCTTTTAGCTAATCCGGCTGTAGCTATTGCGGCCGCTGTAGTCGCTTTGGTTGCTATTCTGTACACATATATAAAAGTGACTAGTGAAGCTGAAAAAGAAGAGGAAAAATTAAGGTTTGCTAGTCTTCAATTAACACAGGCTATAGACCAACAGGCAAAATCTTACGAAAATAACAGCAAATACTTGTCTGCACAGAATAAACATAAGCTTGATTTGCTGAAAGCTTCTGGGGCAAGTGAGGCGCAGATATATAAAGAAACAACCGCATTGGCTAAGCAAGAGCTACAGCTTGCAAAGAACTATAGAGCAGAGGCTTTAATATTAGAGCAACGAGCTTATGAACAAAATAGGGATAACCCGACTGAGTTTACCGCTACCGCTTTAAAGAACGCTAGAGAAAACCTAGAAAAAGCCAAACAAATGGTATCTGCTGGATATGATAGTTTAATCGCATTGCAAAATAATCATGAAGTGGCACTAGAACAAGCCAAAACAGATGCTAGAAACGAGGCTGCGAAAAAGAACTGGCAGCACAAGAGAAAGCGTTACAAGCTCAGAAAGATGCCAATGCAAAACGTTTGCAAGAAGAAGCTGCGTTTAGATTGAAAATGATTGAATTGGCTGACGCTAATCAAACAAAGGAATTTGAAGACAGACAGGCTAACATTATTTCTCAAAGCGAACAGATAACCAAAGAAGAAGAAGACAGGACTAACGCTGAAATAAAAAGAGAGAAAGACAGTAACGATTTCTTTGCTGCCGAGGCTGAAAAAGCAATGGCTAGAGACAAAGAAATGGCAGACCAAAAAAAAGCCAATCAGGATTTATTAGTTTCTCAGGGCGACGCATTAATTCAGAACGTCTCTAAATTAGCTGGAAAAAATAAAGCTATTCAAAAAGCTGCTATTATAGCAGAAGGTGGTGCAAGTGTCGGAAAGGCAGTCGCTAATACTTCTGAGGCTGTTACAAAGGATTTAGCAAAAGGATTTCCGTTCTCTGCTCCATTGGTTGCGCTAGATGTAGCCGTAGGAGCCACAAGCGTAGCCAGTATCATAAAAGGTACTTCTGATGCCTTGAAAGCGGTAGGCGGGGGCGGGTCTGTGGGTGGTGGTTCAGCAAGTTCTTTACCGGCAAGAAACGTGGCACAAGTAGGATTTCAATCTAGCAGCGAAAACCAAATAAGCACAGCAATTGCTCAGCAACAAAAAGAGCAACCTCCTATACAGGCTTTTGTGGTTTCACAGGCTGTCACGGATCAACAAGAAATTGACAGAAAAAAACAATTGAATAATAGTTTTTAATTCGTATATTAGCGCAACTAAAAACAATAATTATTATGTCACAAAAAATTAGAGCAAAATTTAACGTTTCTTCTATTACGGAATTTGGTAATGATGGAGGCAGAAAGGTAACACTATTGCCAGTAATAGGTAATAGTGAAGAAAATAAGGAATGGTCAAAATACACGCCTTCTGGAAGTATAGAATTACATATAACAAATCCAGATGCAAAATTTGAATTTGGAGAGTATTATGTAGATTTCGTAAAAGCAGAATAAAAACACATCGCTAGTAGGTTAGTGATTAGATTTGGGGAAATCTTTTTTTTTTTTGAAGCGACATGTAAAAGTGTCGCTTTTTTTATTTACATTTGT